ATCTCCTGTTGATTATAAAATGGTCCATGATAAGGATAACGCTGTAACACTATGAGTTTGGGATCTTGTACAGTACGCCACTTGCGACCCTTCTTGACCGAATACCATCCGGCCGCAAACCAACTGCGACTCTTGGCACCTTTGGTGTACAAAGGCAACGCATGCGGTACGTCCCAGACTGGATTGTGTACTCGCCCTACTGTGGGATAACCATGCACTGAATTTGCAGTTGACTTGGGTCTGGACCTAATCATGGGCGGCTCAAATCGCACTCCAGTACGTTGTTCAACCATGCGTATGGTTTTGTACTGTGTTATCTGATTGTTTATTTTTACTTGGTATCCGCCAGCACAGGCTTCCACGTTGCCAATCTTTTCTTCATCTCGTTGTAATATCCAAAACTGCTTGTCAATTATGGGTTTAGCTACGATCATCTTGTCTCCTTGATCTACATTGTTCTTGCACTGAAGGCGGTACATCAGGATGCCATCCACCAATCAGTATTCCGCAATCGTATCTTGCCGCATGATGCTCTGGCCAATTGCGTATTAAAAAAACTACCAGGAGTATTATGCCTATGATTGATAGTGCCTGCCATAATCTATGCATTTAACAATCCTGAATAGGTTTGATTCATCCAGCGACCAAAATGTTCGGCGCTTTCACTACACTTGTTCAATTCGTATTTGCCACAGAACTGCATGAATCTCACTCCCACCTGTCCCACATCCTTGTGACTGATCTGTTCGCAAATAGCGGTATCTACAGTGAGTTTAACATCTTCTGGCTGTGCTGTCAAGTCAATTAGAGTCCGGTTGCGTTCGTAATCATCTAGCACTCTATGTTCGACACCATCTGGGTCAGTCCATCTTTGCAACATCATGTTGTTCCAGTTGTAGCCTTTTCGATCTTTGTCCGAGTAGGCTTCCAGGAGCCCGACCTTGTTCTTGGTTCCTTTTGTCCTGACACCTGGGAAGGCGCTAAACACATTGTCGCTACTATCGCCCCGCATGCATTTTTCAAACAGAAGCCACGCTGGGTCAGGGATTGTTTTAGCTTGTTTTGTTTTCTTATCGATAACCGGTTTACCTTTGGCATCAAAGATTCCTTCTATGGTCAATAACTCATCCGTAATGCCATTGTATTGCTTAACATTGGCGGCTAATAATTGTACAAAATCAGTATCACTACTAATAACTATGTGTTCATCTTGGGGGTGTAAGGCAATCCATCTTGCTATAATATCGTCGGCTTCCGCTGTTGGGCATCTGACAACACTACAGTTGGTTCTTTCAGACAAGTATTTAGTCAGATTATCATAGGTCTCCCAGAACATGGCATCTTCTTCGGCTTCTTTTTCTGTAAGTGCGGCACGGGCCACAGCACGATTAGCCTTGTAAGGTTTATAGTGATCCTTGCGCCAGCTACGCCCTTCCAGGGCAAATACCACATGATCTGCTTCAAATCTACGAGCCACTTTGTTAGCAGCCATCAAGGTTATGTGTAGGGCGAATCCAATTTTTTCCCAGGTATCACTGGCTCTGAAAGCACCATGTCTAGCTCTAAAGAACATGTTTGCTGTGTCAATTAATATATATTTCATGTTATTAGTATAGCAGAAATATAGTCAAAGGTCAAACAAAATAAAATTATTTGTAAAGATAAGGATCTTTGACCTTTTTTACTTTCCTAAGATTACGTCTAAAATTGATTTCTACCCGTATTTTTTCAACAAGTTTCTTAAAAAATTTAAACATTATTCCTCCAAACATACACAGTCAATCCGCCGGAGTTTGATCGAAGTAAAGCAGACCATCTTCCAAACTTTGGATAAGCAGATACAAATTGGAACTGGTCAAATAAAGAACAAATCTTTTTTTTATTGTAGCTGATTTCGTAAGGATTACACGTTTGGTCTTGCTTTAAAATATCGCTTCCAGAATAGCTTAATTTTAAGAATTTTTTCAATATTTTACCCCAAGGATGATATACACCGACTATCAGTATGCCTCCTGGTGCGGTCAATTGTTGCAATTTATTTATAGCACCCATTTGGTCAGGAATATGATGTAATACTCCTTGACAAATCACTAGATCATACTTTTTCTCAGTATCATAGTCTAGTAGATCATGATGGTAAAAAGATACATTTTTGATCTGGTGTTTGTTAGCAAATGCAGCAGCATAATAGATGCCTTGAGACATATCAATACCAGTGAACTCTACATTGGGATGATGTTGGGCAAACAGATTAGTAGTAAGTCCAGAACCACATCCTACATCAATCACAGATCTAGTATCTTTTATGTAGCTGTTTATGGTTTTTAAATAATAGTTTTTAATTTTTGGCCAATGAAAATCCAACTCTTCTTTGCTGTAAGAGCCAGGAAATTGTATGCGATTATAAAAATCTTGTATCTTAGTTGGTAGATTCATTTTAAATGAGATTTAATAATAGGTAGTAATATTTTTTTTGTCCAGTTCAGATGACCATCTGGTGTAGGATGTATAAGATCATCTGTCAGATAATTTCTGCCCAATGACCAGGTGTAGAGATCATTGGTATTGTGTGTAATCATATTTTTTAAGTTTTTAGCCAGGTGTGTCGGCAACAATGGTAGTATTGCAAAATCCTTTGTTCTTGATACCAATGATCGATTCATATAATTTAAAAATAAAAATGTATAACCTTTATTCTGCAAAAAATTATACAATCCATTGATAATTAAATAGTTTTCTATAGCCTTTGACTCGGGTGTTTTGGTACTGGCAAATTCTTTGAACCCAAGAAGTGTGTTACCTGCGGCGGCAGGATGACTGCCGCCGGTGATTCCAGTCTCTACTGAATCTGAGTATTGAAATTTAAAAGGATATGAACCTTGTTTAATATTAGAAATTGGGCAAATATAATCGTCACGATCGTGACCAGACCACATTACAACTATTAAACTATTGTCAGGATCGGGCCTATCTACCTCTATAGCCCATTGTAATGAATTAGCTATATGATAATTCCCAGCACCTGGCATGGAACAATCTAACACCTGATAAAAATCACCAATGTCTTTTAAATAGTAAGGCCAGGTAACCGCTGAGGTGTCGTGATTATTATAAGTGTAGCTACAACCACCGACTATGAGATTTTTAATATCAAAATTATATTCAGTATCAAATTGTTTTTTAATGTTAGGACGAGTTTTAAAAATCATTTACGATTAAATGTATTTGTTTGCAATAATATATTGTAATATAAAACGGTGGAAAAAGTTATGGCCATCCTTGCCAAAATGATATGAATTAGGTGCTACTGTTTCGATTCCTTGTGCTCTTATTAGGGCATCATAAGTTTGTGCAGGATCATATGGGCCAATATAATTAGTCCCCCATTTTTTCTTTTTGGTTATTTTGGAGAAATCGTTATTGCCATTTACAAATATATGGCGAACCTTTTGTTTTTTAAGTTCGCGATGGAACGCCCAGATTTCATCGTGCGCCTCTTGGGTTTTCTTTGCCCAATCGATATTGATTACAAAATTTTTGTATCGGTCAACTGCACCAGGTGGAACATGATCAATACCACTGCCATTGACTTGATAAATCACACCGTCGTATTCCCATTCTTCTCGTTCCCAGGTACTCCACTGTATAATGACCAAGACATTGTGTACAGTATCAGCACGTTCGGCCAACCAAGCTCGTGTGGTGCGCATAATTCGAGCATTACTACTGGCGCTTTCAGCGTCAAGATGTAGTGCAGAACTCAAAGTTTGACTGAGTTGTTTTGCCCAACTGACCACAAGATTGTCTGGATGCGGTCTACGTCCAGAGAAAAAGTATGCCGGATCATCTTCGGCAAATGCATGAGGATTAACTGCTTCTGCAGCCGCTGCGTGGCTATCGCCATTCACATATAATATCATAATAATTTGTTTCTTTCTATATAATCAATTAAAAATTCTGCCCAGGCTTGGTGCCCGTCCTTGCCATAATGATACCAATTGTCAGCTACAAAATTTCTTTTTTTAAGATACCAATGATAACTACTATCATTTTCATAAGGGCCAATAAAATTATTACCCCAATTAAATCTCAATTTATCTGCTACAAGCACTTCGTGTTGGAACGGCATCAATGCATTAAAAAATAAATGTTTAACTTGTAATTTTTCCAATTTGTAATGCAGGTCAATAATTTCTTTGTGCAAGATTCTTGATTTATCAATTTGACTTACGGAGTCTTTATCTGCTACCCAGCTGATGTATTTTTCTTTAAGTTCATTCGGTACGTTATTCACTCCGCTAGCATTTACTTGATAATAGCTACCATTGTGTGTCCATTCTTCTCGCTCCCAGCTAGTCCATCCAATCACAACAAAATAATCGCTGGCGGTATCTTTAACTTGATCAAGAAAATCAGCAGTGGTTCTTAAAATTCTAGGATTACTACCGCCGCCTAAGGCTTGATTTATCAATTCACAATTGAAATAATTTTGTAGTACAGTTGGCCAATCTCCTCCATGCCTAATGGCAGTAGAATTACTATCACCATTCACATACAAGATCACGATACTTCAGACCTACCGTCGCCAATGTCTTTGCTACGGATAATTCTGTTGCCGTTCATGGCCTGATCCTGTTCCCAAGTTTCAAGTACCACATTACGGCACACATTTTGGAACCAACGATCCACAATGTCAGCATCGCTATCGTCTTTTTTCATCATGTAACCATGTCTGACCAAGTCAGCAATCATTTTTTCATTCCAGTCAAACTCAAACGCACCGGCATGTATATTATTAGGATCTATTTCCATTGACACAACATTAAAGTATGGCTCACCTCGTTCGGTGGCCAACTCTTTGGCAGTCTTTTCTGGCACCTTGGGAGACCGTGGCTTGGGTGTTTCTGTTACCTTGACTATGGTTGGCTTCTTGCGAAAGCGATCAAAGAGTCCCATTTGATTCCTTTTTTAACATTAACATCAATCCTTCATCT